CTATGCTTTATAAACATAATTATTCAATTATTTATCTTTATCAGATAACATTTTTAATTGATTTAAAAATGGTTTTAATAAAGCAGATCTTGATCTAGCTATAACTTCGTTAGGACGAATAGGTTGAAGCCCCTTTAAATTTGGTACTGGTCTTATAGGATCAGTTTCCAAAGTTTCAGTGGCTGTAAACCCTGACTTTAACTCTCTCACATTTATTAATGTCTCCATCTTTAAAGATTGAGACTTATCTAATGATGAGATCACAGGAAGATATTCCCTGTGGGTTAAAGAGATTCGATCCCATGGAATGAAGAACATGATTGATTGCAATAAACCTTGTATAACTAAGTTATACTTTTGTTTCTTTGCAACCAATCTGTCTATTTCCCTTTCTCTAACTTCAATTACAGCGTTTAAAAGCGCTGTATCGATTTTAGAGACATCGTCTATCATATATGACTCACGAGACAAGGTTATTAAATCTTGCACTTGAACCATGTATGGTTTTGACGATGTGGGTAATAGAGCAAATTGTTTAAATTTACGCTCCAAATAGCCTGATAATCTATTTGGTTTTGTAAAAGACAATAATGCTACTTCTTTCCAAAAGTCTGGTGAGTTGCTCTGTAAAAATAGAGGAAGAAAACCTCTTTCTTTCGCAGACTCCAGTCCCTGTGCTAATAAAGAATATACACGTATATTCTTCATTAAAGCAGTGATTGGGAACTGTGTTATTTCAGAACCTTTGTAACAAAATCTCTTAGCAAATTCAAATAGGTTTTCACCTATATGAGTTTTCTGTGGAGAAATGCTTACTTTAAGTTCTGACATAACAACCAGATAGCTATTAGCTAAAGCTCTATCCATAATGACCACATCGTCTCCAAGGATACGATATGGAAGGTCTTTCATATTCATACCAATTCTCAATGCACTTATGTGCATGACAATATGGTGTGATAATGAAAATACACCTCAAGAGCTTCTAGCTCCTAAAGGTTGACCTGTAGAGAATTTAATGAGTTTTCCATTCGGAAGCTCAAAATTATAATCTACCATTATGCTTGCTCATGCATCACTCAATTCTGAGCTACCTAGTAGATGACTTAACACTTTCTTTTGGAAAGTGATAGGAAATCTATCTGTGGCAGCTTTTAAATCAAATGAAGCATAGAACGAGTAATCTCCATAAAGAACGTCACGAAATCCAGCATTCTGATCAAATGTTGAATCTTGTGGTAGATCTTTTAAAATATTGAATATTTTGTCATGAAGGCTACTTAAAGCCATTTGACTGATATATTCAAATATAGCAAAAGGTCTACTTTTACCTTCTTTATCTGCTTTGATTGATATCTTTCTTAGCCTTTGAGTTTTGGAGGGCTTTATACTGAAAATATTCATGTACATAGCTCTACAATGCTCAATAAAGGCTTTTAAAGATAAAACACTCTTTCCGAAGTAACTTTCGTTACCTCCGTTTAGAGTTATACAATCGTTAAGCAGTTTCTCTGGAAGAATTAATAAATCTTCCATAGAACGGAGAATAGATAGACCATTTGGACCAGCAGTCGAGATTCATGTAAAACCTGAGAAATCAAGTTTCACCGAACCTCGTGTAAGGTTCATTAGATTCATAGCTATTGCTATTTCAGATTGAGGAATTGTATCTTCATACATATTCTCATCCG